AGGCATACCGGACCAGTTCCTCTGGCGTCAGGCTTGAAGGTTGAATTCCTTGCATATTTGCACCCATGCGGTTTCTGCGTTCTTGGCGGCTCTGAGGATCTCGATCAGGCGCTCGACGCGGGGTTGATACGGATTGAGGACATTGCCGCCAAGCATCCATGTGTAGACGGTTTGGCGTGATGCCCCAGTGGCTTTGGCGAGGCGCAAGACGCTGAAGTCCAAGCTCACAGCAAGACGCCCGAGCGTGTTGCCCAGGCTCTTGGGAGCGTCCTTCACCGCCAGCACGGTTTTGACAGAGTAGGTCATGGTGTTAAGAGGGGGCCGAAGCCCCCATCAAAGTCACTCATCATCCCAATCAGCCGCCAGCTTGGCAAGAGACGACTTGGGTGCAGCGGGTGCAGCCTTTTCTTCCTTGCGCACGGTCGGCTCAACGGTCTCCTCAGCCTCTTCCACAGGCTCAGCCTTGGCCTTGGGAGGACGGCCACGCCGGGGTGCAGGCGGCGGTGCCTCTTCCTCTTCTTCCTCAGCCGCAGGAGCGGGTGCGGGCTTGGCAGCAGCCTTGGGGGTGGGCTTGGTGCCCTCCAGCTTCATCGGCTCGACCTTGTCGGTCTGCGCCACGGTCATGGTGATCGCACGCTTGGCGTCCTCAGACTGACCCTGCTCCGCAGCCGAGGCGTACTCGTCCTCGCTCAACCAGCGCATCGGCTTGAAGAACAGCTTGGGGCTCTCCGACTTCGTGTCGAACTTCATGCGCGTGACCAAGGTCTCGGGAGAGACGCCCTGCGCAGCCAGATACCGGGCGTACGCTTGCAGCGGACGGTTGTCGCCTTCCTCCTTGCCGAAGATGGACGTGGCAGGCAACTGAAGCTGCATGACGTCACCGTCCACATCGTTCGCCAGCACCACAGCCAGACGCTGGCTGTAGCGGCAGGCACGGCTCTCGCCATTACCGGAGCCCTTCACGTTCTGCGGGCACGAGGCGCAGTTGGTGGCCTGGGGGGTGGCTGCGCTGGCATCGGGCTTCTCGCCGTCAGCCGACCAGCAGTCAGGGCCGCTGGGCGTGTCGCCGTCGTACGCCTTCATGTAGAAGGTGCGCCCGATCTTGGGAGCCGCATTGACGACAACCACATCGAGGAAGCGCTCATCGACAGCGGCAACTTCCTTGCCGTCCACCATCAGGCGGAACACGCCGCCCTTGATCGAGATGCGCTTGCCGCCACCACCGGCACCCCCTGCGAGGGACTTGGCGAGGGCAGACAGTTCGCCCTTCTTGGCGAACGCGGGAACGGCAGAGCCGGAGAAAAGTGCAATGTTGCTCATGTGTAGCCTTTCACTTAGTTGACGGTTTTCTCACAGAGATGTCGAACTCGGTGTCCGAGTTCAAACCTGGGGGGATGGCCCCAGGGTTTTCTTCCAAGAACAACTTCATGTTGGACTGGGCGATGCGCTTCTCCAGCAGGTCGAGCGCATCGTGTTCCACCATGAACTTCTTGAAGCTGTCCCAGTCGTTGGTGTAGTACCGGGTCTTCTCCATCAGCGAGACGGTGCCGTGGTCGGTGCGCAGGGACTTGACCCCCGTGCCCCGCATGCGGTCCTTGATCTCGTTCTTGACGGACTGTTGCTGCTCCTTGATCGCCTCGATCTGGGCGTCGAGGTCTTGGATGGCCGAGCGCATCTTCATGTAGATGCGGACCAGCCTGTCTACGGGCAATTCGTCTTCCATGCGTTCTCCTTTTTTGAGTTAGTGTCCAACACTGTACATTGTCAAACTGACTTCGGCAACCCCCTTCCTGAAATTTCTTCTTCGAACAACTTGACCAGCAGGGCGTTGTCGTCCACCTTGCTGGACAGGGCCTTGAACATGCGCTTCTCGACCGGCGACCCCTCGATGTGGATCACGGTGACCTTGTCGGAGGACTGCCCCTTGCGGTCGGCCCGGGCGATGCACTGCACGTACTGCTCCACGCTCATCAGCGGGCCGTAGAAGATCACGGTGTCCGCAGCAGTCAGCGTGATGCCGTGTGCTGTGGCCTGGGGCTGCATGACCAGCACCCTCGGGTTGGGCTGCGTCTGAAAGCGCTTGATGATGTCGCCGCGCTTGGTTGCTGTGACCCCGCCGTGGATCTCCTCGCAGGCCACACCGTTCTTGGTGAGGAAGGCGCTGATGGTGCTGATGGCAGCGCGGAAGAGCGCGAACACGATGACCTTGCGGTCTGTCTGCTCCAGCGCCTCGAGCAGGACGTTCAGCCTTGGCGTGGCATCGAACTCGACCACCTCTTGGTTGTCGGTGTAGGACACCCCGGTGCTGATCTGCAGGAGCTTGTTGAGCACGCCCGCTGCGTTCACCGCAGTGATCGTCTCGCCCGCAGCCATCGCCACCATCTGGTCGCGCAGCAGGTTGTAGTACTTGGCCTGCTGTGGCGTGAGCGGCACCTCACGTGTGGTCGTGAGCACAGGCGGCAGGTCCAGGCACTGCGCCTTGGTGAAGCGTATGGCGGGCTGCAGTGCAGCGAAGACCCGGTCAGCAGCGTCGGGCTTGGGAGCCCACTTGAACATGGTGATCTTCTGCATCACCTGATCGCGCCACGCCGTGTAGAACTTGGGCACGTTGGTCGGGTTGACCAGCCGAGCAAGGCCATACGCATCCACAGGAGACTGCGCAGCAGGCGTGCCCGTCATCATCCACAAATACGTCTCTGGCTTGATGATCGAGTTCAGTGCTTTCCAACGTCTTGTTTGTGGGTTCTTATATGCATTCGCCTCATCAACAATTACGAGGTCGAAACGCCCGTCGTTGTTCACCTCATTGGCAATCAAGTTCAGGCCCTCGTAGTTCGTGATGACGAACTCGTAGTCCTCCTGTATCAACTCGATGCGTCGCGCAGCCTGTGCGTGGTGGGCCACCACTGCGCTCCTGTGAATGACGGAGTTACCCAAGTCCTGCATCCATGCGCTGTGCATGATCGACAGGGGGCACAGGATCAGGCACCGCCTGACCTCACCGCGCTTCATCAGGTAGTCAGCCGCCCACAGGGCGCTGAGGGTCTTGCCCGTCCCGGGTTCTGACAGCACAAACGCACGCCGGTTGAACGTGAGGAACGCTGACGTGTCGCGCTGGTGGTCCATCGGGCGGTAGCGCCCAGGCCACTCATACCTCCCCTGGATGGGAGAGGGGACGTTCTTCACACCCAGGTTGCGCAGCACACGCGTCTCATCAAGACCCCAGTGGACAGCGACTTGGTAGCCACCCTCGATGGGCAGCACCTTGTGCTTGGGGATGATGCTGTAGCGGTGCGGGTGTCTGGTGTTGAAGAGCAGTATGCGGTTGTCGATGATCTCCACTTGCTTTCTCCGTTGTTTTACTTGCCGTTGTCCGCTTGATTCGCTTTGCGGCTTCTGAGGCGTGTGTTCCCGGGGGTGCTCTTGCCACCCTTGCGCAGCGGCTTAACGTGGTCGATGTCCTTGCCTGCGCGGTCCACACCGGCCTTGTCGTAGGCCCTGCGTGCGCGTTGGCGCTCGATCTGATCGGCGGTCTCTCCGGTTGCCTTCTGCAGCTTGTACGCGTGCTTGTAGTCACGCTTGCCGTTGGTCTGAGTCATATCAACTCCTCTTGGTATTAAAGGTACATTCCTTGACGGGGCACCATCCGCACAGCGGGCTCTGTGAGGGGTTCCACACGTCGAACTCGTGCGCTGCCTCAAGCTTGGCAACGCGCTCCCGGTAGTCCCACCACGCAGCCTCTGCGTCTTCGTAGGACATCTTGTGCTTGACCATGCTGCCCTTGACGATGAAGAACAACGCCGAGGACACCGACCGGATGTGGGGGAAGTGAGCGAACACCATCAGGGACATCAGCGTTAGCTGGTCCCTGTCTGGATACTTGTCATTGCCCGTCTTCCAGTCCACCACCCGGGCCGTCAGGTTGTCGTCATCCACGATGAGCAGGTCCGCGATGCCGCGCACCCACCTGTCGTCAGACTTGAAGTCACAGGGTCGCAAGTCCTTGGTCAGCGCCATCTCATGCTCGAACAGCTTCCTCCCGGGCTTGGCAAGGAGAACATCTACGACTGGCTGGAAGATCACGAACTCTGGCGGCAGCGGTGTGCCGTCACGCCCGTAGTCCTCGATGGCCTTGTGAACATCCTTGCCGTAGATGGTGTGCTTGTTGTCCGCGAAAGGAAACCGCTTCAGCACCGTCACTTCGTGATACTGCCGCGCACACTGCTCAAACTTCTTCAGGCCTGAATGGCTCCAAGTGACTGCGTTACCCATTAGATCTCCGCTGTGTTGATGACCTCGTTGAGCCGGTTGGCGAAGCGTGTGACGAACTTCTCGTTGTTCCACAGCCGGTGGTTCATGTCCTGCAAGATGGCGTGAGTGACCTCATGCCAGAAGGTGTCGGACACCTCCTCGGTCTTGAACGACCGGCCCGTCAGGTTGCTGGTGGTGGCGATGGTGACCACGCGCTTGTCGTGGTCCACCTCACCCATGTGCCCCCGGCAGGGCATCGTGTCCACCATGCGCACGGTGAACGTCTTGTTACTGAGCTTGAACTTCTTGGGGGTTTGCAAATGCTTTCTCCTTTTCTTCGAGTAGTGCAAGCGTGGCTTGCAGGATGCGAGTCTCAACACCCAGGTGAGTGGTGAGTTCACGCGCTTGTCCATACTTGCGCTCAAGGCACAGGTCGTGGATTGCTCGGGCCATGCGCTCGATCTCCATGAGCGGCATGGCGTAGTCGGTGATGGTGTTCATCCTTTTGCCAGTCCATAGCGTCTGTTAGCACCGCCGTCTGCAGCCAGGGGAATCCCCGGCATGTAGCTCGGCTGCACGGTCATGCAGGCCAGAAGGTAGTCTTTGGCCTCATCTGCTTCACTCTCCGGCGCGATACACAACGCCTCGTCGTGCACGGTTCCACAGACCGGATACCGCTTTCCTATTCGCAGCATCCCGTCAGTCATCACACAACGCGCCGTGCCCTGCACCACGTTGTTCGTGACCTTGCCCGCGTAGAGCTTGCTTCGCTTGCCGTCCTTGCCGTCAGCGTAGCTCCACTGGACTCGGCCCCTCTCGTCTTGGTCAGGGCGGAGGTCAGGATACCGCACAGACATGCCGCTTGGCAAGACGATTTCGCCCTTGCGGAAGGTCAGGCACTTGTGCGTGTACTCCTTGCCCTTGTACAGGCTCTGCTCGATGAGGATGCCCATCAGTT